ATAAGGGGCAAGGCAAGTCCAGGGGACTTGTTGAACCAGAACTGAAGAGGAATGTAGAGGGTGGTCTCAGGAAGAGCGTTTCTGGGGGCGCAAACCTGGTTAGGTCCGCCGGAAGAAGCGCAAGGTCCAGAGACAGCAGCGAATGCAGGGTCAGTAATGTAGGTAAGCTGGGTGGTGTGACCAACCATCTTGTAGTATCCCTTAAGCTGCTCAGAGGTCATCGTAAGCTGGTTCCAGATGTGCATCCAGTCACCATACTGACGATCAATTCTCTGACCACCAATCTCAACCTCCACCTGGGAGATAAGCTGCTCACCAGGGAAATCTAACCAACGGGCAAAAACACCGGCACCGGTTTTCTTCATGTCTTGGTTAATCTCAGGGAGAGTCACCTGGAGGTAGGTTCTGTAAGCAAGATCACCGTTTCTGCTGATGGTGACAGTGACACGACGGCCAAAGTCAGCCTGACCAGAGAAGGTCTGCTCAATGCTCTCCATAGCAAAGTTGGTGTGTCTACGGTAAGACACCTTCCAGAAAGTAATTTCAGGAGTTCCGGTAAGGAAAACATCCTGTGCGCCATCATTTATACCGTCCGTTTCCGGATATTTAATTTTATATGAGGAACATAATGCCCAAACAATATAAAATTACGGATTAGACTATATCTTAAGCCATCATTAGAGGTGATTAATCTCTTCAAGCCCATTACCGTTTAGTCGTTGAACCTTCCTCATATCCTTATCATAGCGGATTTAGAGGCTTGGCTGCGGGTTGCCTATTTCAAAACAATATTCTAATAAATAATTTTGAAAAGTATTTAAAAGAATATTGTTTATCATATGTAAATTTTTTACTATACCTAAGTTATTGTTCTTAGCCACAATTTATTTTCATAAATTGTTTAGTATTTACATCTTTAAGGGTTTCCCGTCAATTTGGTAATGTCGCCATTTATTTAATTTCAATAAACGACTAGCATCTTGGTATGATTTTTAAAGCATTTTTAAAAATCCTGAGACCACAACAACAATTTTCTCAAAATAGTGCTCAGATATTTTGAGTTGGATACTTTTGTGCCCTATGACGAGTTAAATTAAGGCAACTAGTTGCATCACATATTCTACTCATATAAAATCGTATTTTTCTTATAAAAACCAAATAGATTCTATAAGAATACAATTTTATATGTCTGAACTTTGTTGATTAAAACCACAATGTAAGGTTTATAATCCCCGGATTCAGCCACTATTACTAGTGAGATTAGACTATATCTTAAGCTTCTTTGTAGTTGAACCAAGGTTCTCATACAAAAAAGCCCACTTCCATTTAGTCGTTGAACCTTCCCCATATCTTTTACAATGAAGGGGCTTGGCTGCGGATTGTCCTTATAGTTTTGTATCTTTTTACCATAGGGAACGGCAATTAACCGTGTTCCTTTTTACTGTTTCCAATAAAAAGTGGTAATACAAAACAAGGAGATTCCCGCAATTTGAAAGTGTCGCCCGTTACACTCGGACTAGCTAGTATCTTTATACATACTAACTCGGACTGATGCAGTGTTTCTTTGTTTATCCGCCGGCCATCTTTGATTATATACTTACAAAAGAAAAAAATTTCAAGAATTTGCTAAATAAATAATTTGTGATTTAATTTATTAAGTTTTTAAATAAAAATACTGCTTTATTGGTAATTATTATTATGTTATTTTTTTTGAAACCTATAAACGAGTTTATACATAATTAATTGGTAAATAATCACCGTAATATTCTTGTAGATGTTTATTTCTTTCTACAATTGTGTTATCAAAGAAATTAGTAATACCAATTTCAATTTAAACCGCCCCATTTTTAATATATATTTAACAAAAAACGATATAGAAAGACGTCAATGTATAATTATATTAACAATGTCCAACTTAAATATTGTAGAACTTATTGAAAATAATCCTATTTCAAGCCTTTCTGATAGTTATCAAAATAATCTTATTACAAAAATTAAAGAAAATTTTAATGATGACGAACAACATCTGTTTGTTTCCAGTTTCTATTGTTATTTAAATTGTAATGAAAATGAATTTATAGTTGATTTAGATAATATATGGAAATGGTTAGGGTTTAATACTAAACAAAATGCAAAAAGAACATTACAAAAAAATTTTAAACCAGAAATAGACTATAAAATATCGCTTATCCAACTTGATAAGCGAACAAATGATACAAAAGGTGGTCAAAATAAAGAAACTATTATGCTAACTATTGAAACGTTTAAAATGTTTTGTTTAACTGCTGGAACCGAAAAAGCAAAACAAATCCATAAATATTATATTAAATTAGAAAAAATATTACACGAAACAATAAAAGAAGAATGTAATGAATTTAAAGAACATATAGAACAACAAAAAATAATGTTGGAAAATAAAGATAAAATATTAGAAGAAACTAAAAAACAAAATGACAAAGAAAGAGAAAAAGAATTAATTAAAGCATACAACGACACCCCGTGTGTTTATTTATTGAAATTACCAGATGAAAATAATAATACAGAAAATTTTATAATAAAGATTGGCGAGACAGATGATATAAAAACAAGACTAATAGACCATAGACAACATTATAAAGATTGTGTATTAATTGAGGTATTTCCATGTAATAGACCACATAAATTTGAACAATATTTATTGAATAGACCCGACATAAAAATACATAGATTACCAAGTACAGAAATAATAAATATTACAAATGAATTTACATATAAAACTCTTGAAAATATAATTAAAAAAAATATTGACTTTTTTGATAATATATCTTTTAACCAAAAATTAGAATATTCTAAAATAAAATTACAAGAAACCAAGTCTTTAGAACGGTTAGAATTACTAAAAATTATAAATTCAACTGAAGACAAAATTATTAAAAAAAATCTTCTTGAAAAGTTTTTACAAGAACCGCAAAATGAAGTTATTGGAACACCAAAAAATGATGAAATAGATGACACCGATAACCAAATTAAATCAAACCGACGTGTTTATAAATACAATCTGAATGATTTGAATACACCAATATCAACCTATTTTAGTTTTTGTCATGCGGCACGGTCATTAGATGACCCCAAAATACACGATTATCATATTAGAACTGCATGTTTAAATAATACCGTTCAAAATAATTATAGGTGGTATTTTATTGATTTAGAAGACTCTAATAATGAAATTAAGCTCCCACAGCAGATTCCTATTACAAAAGATAATAAAATAATAAATACAAGAAACAAAGGTCTTGTGGCACAAATAAATAAAGAGAAAAGCAAAATAATAAATGTTTATTCAAGTATAAATGTAGCAGCACAAAATATTGGATTATCGGCTTGTTCAATTTCATTAGCAATTAAAAATTATAAACTATCAGGAGGGTTTTATTGGAAAATGTATGATGATTGTTCTGATGAACTAAAATCATCATTTACAGAAAAATTACCTGAACCTTTTTTATCAACCACATGTTCTAAGCATGTTCAAAAAATTGACCCTGAAACAAATAACGTTATTGAAACTTACAATTGTCTTCAAGATGTATGTAATATTTATAAGACTTGTCATAAAACAATAAAAAAAGCAAGTGATAGTGGAGATATATATAAAAATTTTATATGGAAAATAGTAATTTAATTATATATTTTTATTTATAAACAACAATATATATTTATAAACAACAATATATATTTATAAACAACAATATATATTTAAAAACAATATAAAGAATTATTACCTTATAATACTATAGAATGGAAATTCTAAAAGCATTTTCTCTTTACGACAAAAACTACGAGATAAACATTATTGGTACGCCTGAAAATCCTCTTTTTCAAGCAACCCAAATCGCAAAATTATTAGAAATGAAAAATATTCATTCAAGTATTTCTAATTTTGATAATGATGAAAAGGTCTTCCAAGATTTTTATACCCTTGGTGGTCCTCAAGAAATGGCATTTTTAACTGAATTAGGACTTTATCGTTTATTGGGTCGTTCTAATAAACCTATAGCAAAACAATTTCAAAAATGGGTTGCAAACGTTATTAAAGAAATTAGACTTACAGGTGAATATAAACTCAAAGAACAAAATGAAATAGATAAAAATCTAATGAAACAACAGAATAAATTAATAAGACATAATACGTTGCTACAGGCTTATACAAACAAAAATGTGGTTTATCTTTGTAAAATTAAAGACCAACCTGAAAATAAATTTATTGTAAAATTGGGTTCATCACAAGATATAAAAACAAGAATTGCTAATATTTCAAACACATATGATAAAAATACATTATTATTAGATATTTTTGAATGTTCTAATTATGTTAAATTAGAAGGATTTTTACATCAACATGAGTTTATATCACAATATCATTATAATTTACAACTTGATAACAAAATAAAAACAACTGAAACTTATTTAGTTGACGAATCGCAGTATAATTATTTCTTGAAAATAATTAAAGAAAATATACATAAATTCAACGATACACTTACATTTGAAAATTTATTACAAATAGAAGATGAAAAACGAAAAACAGAAGAAGAAATCCGTAAAACAGAAGAATTGGTTATTAAACGAAGAGAACTTGATATTGAACTTAAAAGATTAGATTTAGAATTACTGAAATTGAAAACAGTTGAAACCACAAATAATCAAACCGAAACCCACAATGACATTGAATTTGAGGTTGATGATTATATTATCAAAAAAAGAAACAATACCAGAAGCCCAAAAGTATTTCAATATTCCCCAGAAGAACCCCATAATTTGATAAAAATCTATGATTGTGAAATAGATGTATCAAGAGAAAACCCAACTTTTTCATCAAACGGTATTAAACACGCATCAAAAGATAGAACTATTTACAAAGGCTACCGATGGCTTTTAGTAGATAGAACCTCAACAGAAACGCCTGTATTAGAACCTACCATCGTAATTAGACAACAAGAGATTGATTATGTAGCAATGCTTGATGTAAAACAACAAATGATTGAAAAGGTCTATTCGTGTCAAAAAGAAGGTGCATTAGATAATGGATTAGCGGATTGTGGCGTTTCAACTATTTCACGAGCAATCAAAAATGGAACAAAAAGTTGCAATCGTTATTGGAAAATGTGGAAAGATTGTTCTAAAGAAATGCAAGATGAGTATTTAAAAACAAATTCTTTACCAGAAAAATTTGTTTCAAAGAATGCTTTGAAAGTTATTCAAATAGAACCAAAAACAAAAAAAGAGGTGGCTGTATTTTATTCAAAAACAGAGGTTCTCAAAAAATATCAAATGGGAATGACGAAATTAAATCAAGTATCTCGTGAAGAAGAAATATATAAGGGGTTTCTTTGGAAAATTGTAAGGTTCCCTACAAAATTGAATAAAAACCCCACAATAAACCAATTACAAATAACCAACAATATAATATAAAATGAAAATCGGTATCTTCGGCCCCCTATGTTCTGGAAAATCCACTTTGGCGAATTACATCATTTATTATATGGAAGCCACTTATTACGAAAAATTCACAAAATTTTCATTTGCGTCAATGATTTACCAGATTGCGTATAATCTCTTTGATATGAAAGAAAAAGACCGGAAATTACTCCAAGATATTGGCAGAAAAATGCGAGATATTGACGAAGATATATTTACCAAACATACAATGAAAATCTGTAATCAACCTAACACAAATGTCATCATAGAAGACGCCCGATTATTGAGTGAATTCAATGCGATGGTGGAGAACAATTTCCTTCTTATCTATCTGGAAATTTCCCCCGAAAAACAAATAGAACGCATTAAAAAAACCTATCCAGACAATTATCAACAACATATAGAGAACCTACACCATTCATCCGAGCAAGAACTCGCAAAATTGCCGAGAGATAAATTCCATTTTGTGATTGATATGGATACACAAGAAGAAAACATACATACTATTATAGAAGCGTTCATTACAGAAAAATTACAAAAAACACTACTGTAAAATTGATAGGATTAATCGTTTAGTATATATTTATATATCAAAGTATATAATAAACTATGTTTGTAGTTATTGAATTTACCAATTACAGAAAAGAACAAAATATAATCATTCATGGTTACTCGTCTGAGGTCACAAAGGCGGTTGAACATGCAAAACAATTGTGTTCAAGTAGGTTTAACACCCAAAACACAAATGATTATATCTATAAAATAGAAAATTTGGATGATTGTGAAAAACTAGAAGTCTATATAGAGTTAATAAATGCACCCAATTCCAAAGTTTTACATAAGTTTTTTATGACCGAAATTGAAAGGACCACGAATGAACAATGCGAATCTATATGCAAAATAATAACAGAACAAAATGATATTTCAAATAAAAACGATATTACTTTAAACCAATTACTTGATTGTTTTAATGTTTCTCAAAAAAATAAAAATATAATAAAAGAAGATTATTCTTTAGATGATAAAATAGGGCATGACAATGATATGCAAAGGTATTTTATTGATTACCTTAAAATGAACAATTATGCATATTTAAAAGACGTTTTAGAATACGAAACAAACTATTTTGCACAAGTATTTGGTGTGGTTCAGATTGGGACTCTATGATGGCGTATAAAGTTTGATAATCTTGGGTTTTGTTAACTGGGTTTGTAATATTTCAACAACCTCATCCCATTTATTATTTATTGTTTTTCTTGTAATTTTATCTATATCCATCTCTATTTCCCATTTTTCTTTGGGAAACAAATAAATAAAATCAGGGGTCCTATTTATTATTACAGTTAGTTCTTGTAAAATCGTTATTATTCTGGTAACTACAGCGTTTAATGAATTCGGGAATTCCATTTCACCGTCTTCCAATAGCCATTTCAAAGACCAAGATTGACAAAAAATATCATTCCCTAAATAGCTTTGAATACTTTTATCACCACCCGTTTTAACAATTTCATATGAATACTTTGGCTTGTATTTTTTTATTATTTTTTGCAAATCTTCGTAAAAATCATCCTCTGAATATTCGCCTTTTTTATTCACAGGATGCCATGCAGGGTCAAAAATAGTCATTTTATTGTCCTTGAAAGTATACGCACATAAATGAACGTTTCTGTCTTCCGTTGATGTTTTTATAAATATAGTCCCCTTTGAACCTTCTGGTAATTTGAAAGCACTATTTACAAATATATAATTATCGTATTTCTTATTCTCTGTAATTATATTCAAATATTCTTTGGGAATATACAATATTGTCGGACCGACCGTGTATTTTCCACCTTCGTTATTATGTTCTACTATGTTTTCTCGTATTTGTAGATGGGTTATTAACCGGCGAAATATTCGTATATGTGTATTTATTTCATCCAGTGATATATTTTTTGGGCGACTCATTATACACTATAAGTATTTTATTTTTATTTTGTATAAAAATAAAATAGATATCAACGGACTAATTATAATTCTAACAAACCAAGCAACCGTTCTTTATCAACATTATCATATTCAAATAAATAATTATTATACCAAGAGTCTTTTGCTGTTACATTACAATGCAATACTTTTTTATTTGTATTACAAATAAACCCTTTTTCCACTAATATTTTTTCTGGAATAACATAAAAATATTTCTTTCCCTCTGGATTTAACCAATAAAAATCGTTATCGCCTACTTTATATTGTATGCGCTGTATTTTTTTATCAATTTTACCATTACTTTTTGTTAAACCAAAAATATATGTATCTTTTATCTCTTTTCTTACACAACCAACTTTTTCTTGTATTTTTTTATCCCCAATTTTGAAATCCCAAACCATTCCTTCCATACCATTATCAATAAATTCTATAAAATAAATCTTTTCTTGTCTATATTTTCTATACTCTTGTTCTCTCTTTTGATAAATATTGGTTGGAACATTGAATTTTTCAAATTCAAATCTGTTTGTATTATTATATAAATCTTGTAATTTTTGAATAATATTCTCGTTTGTTAATTCATATTCATTATATTTTGATTTTTTTAGTCCAATTGTAATTCTTGATTTGTTTTCTTTAACAACTGAGTAAGGTATAGCCCACATTCTTTTATCACAAAAACAAACGCATAAAATTATTAGATTAGTATAATTATTATCTAAGTGAAATGCATAATCCCTTTTATTTCTGTTTGTTGATTTTACCTGAATACCCACCCATAATTTTTCTTTACAATTCAAAGGACGCATCACAATATAAGCATTACACCCATCAAAACATTTTATAATTTCAAAATGATCTTTTATCAAATCTTCAAAATATTTTATTGAATTATATTCAAGTTCTATATTTTTTATACCTATATTTTCTTCTTTTTTTATTTTGGCGTTTTTCATAGTCATACATTTTGGACATATTACACCAGTATTTCTATTTAAAAGTATATGATGATGAACTGTATTATTACAGCCACAAGAAGCAGTATAATAATATTTTGGGAATCTAACTTTTGTTTTTTTCATAACATTAAATTCTTCTTCAGTGGTAAGTAATTTACAGTTTTTATCTTCAAAAGATTTTTTTAATTCATCATATGAGTATGGCATTTGTTTTCTAATTTATAATAATAAATAGTTTTTATATCAATTTTATATAAAAATGAAATTGATATTGTCGGGGTTGATGAGACTTGAACTCACGACCTTTTTATTAACAGTAAAATGCACTAAAACCAACTGAGCTAAAAGTCCTCAATAAAATTGTGCTATTATCTGTTGTTTTTTATAGCCAAAAAAGTGTAATTGCTGTAAGATAATAATTTTTGCGCAGAGTGGGGTTTGAACCCACGCGGAACGTTGTTCCAGTGGGTCTTAAGCCCACCTCCTTAGACCACTCGGACATCTACGCTTTTAGTGAGGTTCATCTATTAGGATTCCCCCCACATACTACTATAACACCGTTTCTTTATATTGTTTTTTTATATATATATTTATATAGTATAAACTATAAAGTGAATGAATAAAAGAAATACCCATAAATATAGAGAACTTACAGGTGGTGCATTCACGGGAAACCAATTATACGGACTGATTCGTGCTATTTACAAAAAAGACGACTCTTATTTAGAAAATAAAATAGATGTAATACCATTAGATATGAATAATAATTTGCTTTACAATGATTTTTTTAAAGTATATTTCAACCCCACAAATTTAAGATTTATCGCAATTCATAGAGGGACAGATATAAATAGTTCAAAAGATATTATTAATAATATAAGAAATATGTTTTTTGTACATACACAATCACTTATTACCATTCGCAACCAAATTGCAAAATCTGGACACGAAAATCTAAAAAAATATTTGATTTCTTTATATAAGAACAAAGAACATAATATTGATAAGTCAAAAAAAAATATTATTGAATATATCAATAGTCTTTTACAACCGATAGATAACCAGCTCACTGTCAACATTGAAGAGGCGGTTGAACACTTATTAAAAACCAATCTTAGTACAATTGGTGATAGTCAAGGGGCTGTCTATGCATATCTTTACGGCAATCAGGGTGCCGAAACAATAGTTTATAATCCTGCACCATACAAAGGTAAAAAACCAGATAACACCTTTATTATAAAAAGAAATGGTGATATAGTTTCTATGTTTACTGATAATAGCGACAATTCTATTGTAAAAATAAAGAAACTGAAAAAACTTATTACAGGAGATTTTAACAAAAAACATAAATATACTACATTACAAGGAAATAGACAAATATTTGGAAATAAATTCATTTTTGACCACGATAATGAATTAGATAAAAAAGGAAAAACGAACAAAAATAAAAAAACCACCAAAAAAAACAATCGGATAACTAAAAAACAACATAAAATTGAAATATCAAAGGGGTAACTAATTTCTTACAATATATCAACGAATTTCTTATAACAGATGAATATTGAATCTAAGATAAACCAACAAACACTGAAAGAGGTTTTGAATACAGTTGAACTCTTATCAGGAATAAAAACTATTGAAAGAATAAATATGTGGGGTTTTTTGAAAACTTACGAACCGCCACAGGGGGGCTTTATGATTAATAATAACGCTACCGTTAAATTGATACAAACTGAAATATGTAATGATCATGGACACAGTGGCTCATCATACGGTTCAACGATGAGAACACTGGAGTATATTGCAAAAAACGAACCAGAACTAATTACTTATTTACGTAGAAAAGAATATATGTTGTTTATCCACAATCATTCAGATAAAACTGTTCTCAATAGTGATGTTCTAAAATATATTGGGTCTTTTCTTTAGTCTATATCTATAATTTACTTTACAAATAATATAAAGACTTACTATTTTATACAGTAAAATAATAAAATAAATTATGACAGATCCTACTTGGATTTTTTTTCAAAAAAATGAAAATATATATAAATATAAATTAATTGACAACGCATATTTATTTGATGCCAACTTAATGCAGTTACAAATAATACAATAATATAAAAATATTTTTTATATTATTTATCGTTTTTCTATTTCTTTGTTGTTATTTCTAATCTTCTTTTTTTGAAGATTTTTTGAACAGTTCGTTACGAATATCAGCAGCGGTGTCTTCATCAGCGACCTCTCTTTCATCAAAATTAATGCGTTCTTTTACACCAATTAGATTACCATCCTCGTCAATTGTCTGGGTCAATTTATTACCCGTCACCTCGGCCAATTTAATGTTCTCTTCAATCGCCTTCTTCTTGGCCTCTTTGACACGTGTCTCAAATGCTTGTTTTGCCTTCTCCTCATTCTTAAGTTTCTCTTGATGTAGTTGATTTAGCTCATCTTCCATAAATTCAATCTTGCCGGTCTTATACGCATCGGGGTCCCAAGGAATCCAGACACCAACTGGTCCAACATAGATGTCGTGGTTAGGGTCGCCCTCTCGCAACTTCTTGCATTTGAGTTCAGCCTCCTCTTGTGTAGAAAATACACCACGAACCTTCAAACCTCTCACTGATGTCTGGAAAGAATGTTCTCTATTAAAGGCCTCGTTTAGTTTATCCTCGTTTTTATCCAAAAAGTTCTTGTAATCATCCTCAACACTCACCGATTTCAGTTTGGTTTCTTCCTCTTTTAGGAAATCTTGGTAATCCTTGCTGATGTCATCAAAATTCAATTGATATTTATAGGAAATAAAGTGTAGAAAATCGGTAAATTTTCCCATTGATTTAGAAAAATCCCACGACTCAACGAACTTATCAAACAAAAAAGTCTCTCTTTTTTTTAGTATTTTATCGGGCGATACAAACGACATACATACAAATTTTTGTCCCGAAATAGCGGCGTCCTCGTCACATAAGTCAATATATTTAGGGTTAGGGGACCCATTCGGCAAAGTCTTTCTTTCAAAATTTGACATTTTAGGAATTATAGAATAGTATGTGTTTGATGTTTATATCCTTTTTTTATTATATTAATATTTTTTTTATTTCATTATAATATATATAATAAAGAATGGCATACAGTTTTGATTTCAATGAACTTATCAAACGCATTATTAAGTATCTTGTTATGGGTCTTGTAATTGCTATTATTTCCCTTCTTGTCCCCCGCAAGGCTTTGAACCTTGAGGAGATTGTGGTTATTTCTCTCACCGGTGCCGCCAGTTTTGCTGTTCTTGACACCTTCGTTCCTTCTATTGGCGATGCCATGAGACAGGGTGCCGGTCTTGGTTTGGGCTTGAACCTTGTTCGTTTCCCTATGTAAGTAGAGAACCTACAGTTCAAGAGATGAATCCAATCTTTCACTCATTATAGGATAAAAATATTTCATTGTATTTAGATTATAATTGTAAATATAAATACAATATATAGGAAATGGTTTATAAACACCCGATTGCCCCATTTGAGAACAAATTTAAAGAGGCCCTTAAATCTAATATAAGAGAAGAAGAATTAAATACGGATACAGAAACAAAAATACAAGATTTTATTGAGCGTTTTCGTAAAATAATCCACGAATGCGATGCGTGTGTTGCAGGGGGTTTTGTATTGTCTGCTTACTCCAAAAAAACATTCAAATCAAGTGATTTAGATATTTACATCCCTTTTAAAAATGTAAAAAAATTCTTTGATTTTTTAACCCCTTCTTTGAACCCACTTGAATACTATAACCCTCTTGAAATAGCCAACGGATACCCAATCTTCCAAAGAGACGTTTTTGCGTCTGCTTACGACGATTCATTTTTAAGAAAAAACAAAATTATGTGGGTTATTACGTTACCATTACGTCTTACAAGAATAAATGATTTTTTTAATATTGATTCATTTGATGTTATGGTAGTTGCCGATAAAATATTAACAGAGAGTGTGGTGCAAAATTTTGATTTAACATGCAGTGAAACTTGGTATAATGGAGTTGAAGTAAAATCAACTGAAAATATCACAGATAATATGAATTGTTATTTACGCCAGGATTATATTCCTTCCTTATTAAACGGAAATTATTTTATTTATAAACGTATTAAAAAATACAAAAAACGTGGCTTTAAAATTAATTTTCAATTACCAAATTCTTTGAAAAATATAAATCATCTGTTTTCATCAAAGTCTTTTAGTGGCAAAAAAACTATTTCAAATGAAAAAGAATGGGTCGTTAAAAAAATTCTTACAGGTATAGAAGAATTGATTTACTTTAGGTATCGTTATGATTACAATCTTAGATATGAAAACCGAATCCGTCTGATTACTAGCTTAACTACATTAGATGACATGAGCGTTTTTAAGAAAACAATGATGTCGTTTGGTTGGGAAAAAATGTTAGATTTAAAATATGAATTGGATTTTGGCTTATTCTGTTTTTTATGCCTTTCAAGATTTCATGGTCATGGTCCCACTGAATTATTTACCAAATTGCTTAAGTTAGCAGTAGGAGAAAATATAGATGATTATATGGAACTTAACGAAGACGAAGAGGTACTTCACCGACTAGGAACAGTGGATTTTTATAAATTTATTTTAGATTATGACGAAGGTTCATTTTACAATCGCAAACTGTTTAATGAAAAATCATTCAGTCAAAAATTAACTGCTATGAAACAATTGAACAACCCAGTTGCATATAACGTTGTTGAACTAGAAAATTTACCTATTAAAGATATATTGAAAAATATGGCACCTATTGAAGAAAATAGCAAGGTGTTTATTACCCCCCATAAAAAGGCTTTTGTATTAACACCCCCCGAATTTGATCAATATCTTTATGATTCTGCACAATGGTTTTATGAATGCAATGGTGATTTCATTAGTGGTACTAATGATAAAAAGATAAAGTTTGATAAAAATCAAAAATATATTGCTATACCACTTGGCGATATGGGGTTCAAAGTATTAGTTCGTTATGAAGAATTAGTTGATGCGGAAAGTAGCAACAACAAAGTTTTTTATATTTATCCTAAAAAAAAATTCACTCATACTATAAGTCATAATGCTGCATATCATATAGGTAATTGGGTCAGTGCAAACCATTGTCAAGCGAGGTCAAATTATGATGTTTATAAAATAGACCCTATCTCGGCTTCATCACCAACAAAACGAAAATCTTTGACCCGTCGTAAAACACTATCTTTGAAACCTAAAACAAAATCTAAAACCAACAGAACCACATTAAAGAAACCATCTACGTTGTAGGCTATTCTGTTCCCAACCTAACTAAAAATAATAAATAGATATTGTTTATTATTTTTACAATGTCTAACCTCCACCCGCGTTCTGGAGGTTTCAACGGCTAAACACAATAACCTACTCATTGAAGGAGGGGGTCATAGGGTCTCCGCGTCCGTAGGACGCGTGGGCGCGAAGCGCCCACGAACCATTGGTTCCCCTATATTGTTGGGAAAAATTGCCACCCCAAATCATCACAAACCTTTTTCCATATAAAATCTTGTTCTAGTTGTTTGGTTCGGTCTTTCAACAAAGGAATATAAGGCAAATATTGTGTCTGGTCCAAAAGAACACATAATTGATAAAGTGTATAAGTATAATTGAAAAAATTGGTTCTGTTTGCCGGGCAATTTATTGACCATGGTTTCTGTATCTCAATAAAGAGAACACATAATGTTTCATGTAATTCCTCGCTCATAATAGGCGGTTTAATACCAAAAATAGAATTAATGTATTGGATATGTTCAAAGTATTTATTCAAACCCAATTTCCTCAAAATCTCCCTCATCTTATCATAATTCAATTGTTTCAAATCCTTAATTCTCTCCTTCTTAATACGATTACGGATTGCACTAATTACTTCCTCTGGTATTTGCGTGGTTTCTTTCGCCTGAAATTGGGATAAAATCTCTTTGAAATGATTCAATCTAATATATGCAGTGTAAGATACCTCATTCGGAGGTTCTTTATTAGATGGTTTGTTACTATCAACAATAAAGGATATGAATTTCCCACAATTATTGTTATTGCATATTAATATTCCCTCATCTTCTTGTGGTATCAATTCGCCTTGATGACAAAAATAACATACATCTGATGGAACCACATAGTCCTGTATATTCGGTATTTCTTTTTTAACATTATACCAATAATCTTGGTATTGCATTGATTTGTTCTTCTCGTTCTCTGGAACCTGGGGATTTTCAACTGTGTCCTTTATCTTGAAAAATGTGTTTAATTTATTTACATTCTGGTTGTTCTCGCCGCTACCTATTTTCTTTTTCTCTTCAAAATAATTGAAAATATACTCTGAATTATTTAATAAATATTCCTTCTTCTCTCTTCGCATTTTCTTTATTTGTTCATTAATTGCCTGTATTTTGTCTTGTGTATCCAGTCTCTTTTCAATATGATTCCCTTCTTGGAGATTTTTCAAAATACGATTCAGTTTCCTTTTTTCATCTATCAAAGATGGTATGACATTGTTCTCATTATCATTGAATTTATTTACCATTTCTGTATGAACCTCGTCAAGTGTATTTGACGGCTTATTTGCCTTTTTGTTTTGACTATTCATTTTTGTGGGGTTTTTTGTTATTATGAGAATATAGATTCTAATTTCTATATTATCATATTCGTTGTTTAATAAAAAATATAAATTCAGGAAATTATATAGCAAATGTCCTCTTCAGTAATTAATTTAGAAATCCCTGATAACATGCAAATTGATAAACCTAAATTTCAAAAAATGGTTTTTATTAACAATGCATTGGAAAAGGGGTGGACTGTAAAGAAAGTAGACGACTCTTATGTTTTTTATAAAAAACACGAGAACTTGAAAGAGGTTTTTATGGAAGATTATTTAGAAAAGTTCTTAGTGACAAATATGAAAACCGATTATTTCAAAGATAAATGAAATTATGGTCTATAAAACTGAAATACTTTTGACGCAATCTATTTATTGTACAAAAGACAAACTAAGAATATAATAACAAGCACTATACGAAAAATGGGAAACACACAAGGAACAAAGCAAACTCGTCGCACCAAAGAGGAAAGAGAGACAGTCAAAGGAAACCGCATGAATTTCATCTCTTTTCGTAAAAACGAAATCAGTGCCATTGAAACTCAATTACAAAACGACGCTGTTCAAAGAATCAAAAACTCTACAAACAATGATGATGGGGTTATGGTTTTGGCCGAGATGAATGCAAAGACTGCACTCTTGGAAACCACCAAGAAACAATTGGACAGAGAAGGTGCCCCTTTTACTAAGGCGGATTTAATTGCAATCATTGTTGCATTAGACCCTGCTAAGTTTGCCGGAAATATTAATGGATTACACGAGAACACCATTGCCGATTTGAACACGATGATTCGCCTCATTATTTATGACCCATCGCGTTATGTGAATACAACTGCTTCCACTGGAACCGAGACACAGAAATTGAAACCTGAAGAAAAGAAAAAAATCACGAAGGCAGGAGAATTTAGAGGACCAAGCAATATGTTTTATAGCACAACACCCACCGCCACCACCGCACTCGCTATCAAGAATTGAATTATGTAGTTATAGTTATGTAGATGTAGTATAAGTAGTATAAGTATTTCGTAGTTGTAGTTTTTGTATTAGTTGTAATAATCGTAATTTTTTTACGTTTTCTTTCTTTTTGTTTTTCGGTTTCTTTTTGTTCTATTTCTTTTTTGTTTTTCGGTTTCTTTTTGTTCTATTTCTTTTTTGTTTTTCGGTTTCTTTTTGTTCTATTTCTTTTTTGTTTTTTTCTTCCACCCCCCCTCTCTGTTCTTCTTCTGATTTCTCTAAGACGTTCGTCTAATCGTCTTTGTCTTTCTATCTCTTCATAAATTGCTCTTGCATTTTCTTGTTCTCTGGTTAATTTTACTCCTCGGGGTTTTAACACAATTTCGTGTGTAGGTGCGTGAGGCATTAATGGGGTGGTAGGTGTTTCTGGTAATTCAGAAAGTCAAAGTTTTTCAAATTCCTCTTCTAAATCTATGTCAATTGGATCTTCATAACCAGTTGGTACTTTATATGTTCTTCTTTTACTCATTATATATTATCATTACATTATAACTTACAATAGTAATATTTATACACCTTGTTCACAATAGTAATGTTTATTATCAAATATGATTTTATTTTTTACCGCCCTACTCATTTTTGCCGCAGAAAATCCTTCTTCTGTAGATGCCTTTTTAATCGTATTCCATGTATTCAATACATTATCTGTAATGTAATCTCGCTTTTCTATCGTTTTTGCAGTAGAACTTACCACTCTTTCATATACGATTTGTTGTTTATTCAATAATAAACCGTAAAACCCTTGCCCAGACCCACCGTGCCATATTGTGGAAAAGAAAACATAATTTGTTTTATTCAAAAAACCTCTTAACTTCTTCTTATCTTCTTCTTCGTTGATTTCTTTTTTTAATTTCATTTTCCAGTTTTTATACTCTTCAAACAAATCAACCATTAGAACTTTTGCACCTGGATGAAATTTACAACAATTAAACACGAAAATTTCTTCGTCTGTTGGTAATGACGTTTGTGTATATACAATTTCTTTCAGTTTTACTCCACGAAACCCGTTAATATTTTCATTTTTATTTTGTGTATGAAGTCTTGCATATAAAAACTTTTTCTTCAAAAATTCCATAAACGCATGATATATTTCTTTTTCTGCGTTTTTATAAACAATCCTATATAAACCTTGTATATCTACAGTAGATACCTCTGCAGTAGGTTCTACAATACAATGATTATTTATGAAATCAATAAAGGTTTGTTCGTTTTTATCAATTGTGATTGTTGAGGTTGATGTTGGTCTTGCTAATATAATGTTTTCTGGTTCTTCAAAATCTGTTTGGGTTGACATTTCTCTTTTTGAAATTTGAATATTTTCAACATCATTCAAAACATTCATTTCATATTCAACAACCTTTGTCAATTTTAATAATTGTTCACGTTGGTCTTGCATCTCGCATACATTTAAAAGATTTACGAGTTTGGAGATGATGTATTTGGCGTTATCAACATCTATATCAAATATTTCTTGCTTTACTTGATACTTCCTCATTATTTCGTGAATAAAAAATTCAATGGTTTTTAGATTATATTTGGGTATCTTGACAGAATAAACCATTCTACCGAAGGGATTCACCTGATTAAATGGTTTTGCTCGTTGATTAAAATTTTCTGTGCTTCCTATTTTCAGGAAATATTTTTCGCCTTTTCTGGTATCTGTTTGATAAATATAAATAATTGGGTCTTTTGTGGTTGTGTTTTTTAACATTTCGTTTTCTGTCAATAATACATTTTTTTCGTTGTCTTTATCTTCTAATAATTTTTCTTTTTCTTGGATTTCCTTTTCTTTTTCATCTAATGTATTGTTTATTTTTTCTAATTGTTGTTTTAATTCATTACTTTCTTCTTGAACCATTTCTTGTAAAATACTCTCCAATTTTATAAAATATTCGTGAATTTCATTCGCCTTTTTCGTTTCGGCTTTGATACAGAATAGCTTGAACGTATTGATATTTAATAAAATAGTTTGTTTATTATGCCCACCACGCCCTTCATTTTTTTGCTCTCGCGATTGCGAGAGCAAACATTTAAAATCCTTATCAATCATAAAAAATTTTTCTAATAGTGTTTTTGCGTGCGCCTTTTGAGAAAATCCCAACCATTTCCAGACATTATCCAAATCTATCACATAATCGTTAGTGGGGTGATAATTTAAGTAGCAGTAAAAAGAAGACACAAACATTTGCTGTTCTAATTCACTGAAACTTTCTTTAATTTTTGTGAGAAATTTATTATTATATACATTTGATAAACGACTGATAGGGTTAGTCTCAATAAGTGCTACGATATTAAATGATGCGTCCATTGTTGATGTGGGTATATACATTATATAGTGTGTCTTCTTTATATTGTTTTTGATAATATATATTAAAAGCAATATAAAACCGGTTTTAAAAAGCAAAAACAAAGATACTTATTATTTACCACTTAGTTTTTTTGACACTTATCTGTGGTCCCGCATTTTTCTTCTTTGATTTACTCGGGTCATATTGTTCTTCCTCGTCATCATCACCCATTCCTTTGGATATTTCCCAGAATTCTTTACTTCCCAGCTTGAAGTCAGGTCGTTGTTCTGCTTTATACCAGAAAATTTGGTCGTTCAGTTTATTTGACTTGCTGTTGTTATTTATGACGAGACACTCATAGTTCTCTGTCGTCTGGTCCATTACAGAATTGAATGACTCAAATGTGGGAAACATAGAAGCATAGTTTTCCCAGATTCTTTTACGATTTGTTGAATACGGCTCTCGTAATATGAAGACATAATCTATATTTGTTCTTAAATTCGGCGGTATTCCGAGAGGGTACTGCATAGTTATGATCAACATTACCTTCCAATGTCTTCCGTTCATAAACAATAAACGCATCATTTTATCACGAGTCCAACTTTGGTCATAAAGACAATCATCTAAAATAACGAATGCACGGGGGTCAATCGTGGTTCTCTTATAGGTTTCCATTTCTTTGGTCATTTGTTTCAAGACAATTTTTTGTCTTCTTAAAACGTTTTCAATAAGAACAGTGTTGTATTCATCATGAATAAATAGCTTTGGAACGTGACTTGCATAGAAACCATTACCTGCTTCTGTTCCTGAAATAACTGTCCCTATAGGAATATCCTGATGATGAAAAAGAAGGTCTCTTACTAAATAAGATTTACCCGTATCACGACGTCCAATCATAACAATAACAGGACCCTTATTTTCATCGGGCTTAAATGTAATATGTCGCATATCAAACTTTTTTAGTTCTAAAGATGTAGCCATTTTTCCTATATATCTATACACCTATATATCTAACGCTTAGATTTACGGAGTAGGGAAGTAGGGAACCTACGGTTCCCTTCCCAACCCTCCCTGTAGGGAACCTACGGTTCCCCTACGACCCCTCCCTCACTATGTTATCTCTAATGCTACATAGGATGTTAATTCTTAAGGGAGGGGTCGTAGGGGAACCGTAGGTTCCCTACAGGGAGGGTTGGGAAGGGAACCGTAGGTTCCCTACTTCCCCTATAAAATTGAAAAAGATTTCAAATCTTTTTTAATGTCTCACAAATCAAACAACATAAAATCAAAATGTTATTTCCACCTTCACTAAGAACTCTCATGGGTGTAAAGATATTATATTCACGAGTTATGGGAAATGTAGTAAATCGTATGATTAATGACGATGAACTTATTGTAAAATTGGAAAATGTCAATGACTATGGTGTCAATTTACAAAATAATAGTTTTTTAGAACATCCTTATATGCTAATAAATATGACTCTACTCCTTGGTGTATTTGTTTGGTATAACTATGATATGATTTTCCAAGAACACCGCGACTTACATAAACTAGAAAAATTGCCTATGTTCAAAAACATAGGAATATACACAAAAGCAGTAAATATATTTTTCATAATGTTTATGATGATATTTATGAAAAATGTAGAATCAGCAATGTAGGGAAACCTACGGTTTCCCCTACGACCCCTTCCCTCACGATGTAGTATCTTGAGTTGCATTAGAGGATACATCGTGAAGGGAGGGTTGGGAAGGTAACCGTAGGTTACCTCCTATATAAAAACTTGTTCTTGGATAAAAAATATTATTTTTCAAAATATCTTTGAACCAATCATTTAATTTATCGTCATTTGGTGGTTCATTTGGTGTTTCATTTTGTGGTATGTCTTGTACCTGTTTTTGTTCTTCTTCATAAGCCCTTTTTTCTTTTTTGAAATCAATAATTGTTTTGTTTTTTTTATTGTTTTCACTCATTACAATAAAAAAATATATAGTTCTAAACGAATGCATAAACAATGCACAAAATTCACAATTGTATCTAAAAAACTACAATATGTCCTTAAACAGTTGTGATTTTTTATCTTCTTTTTTAGGTAATCGGTTCAATGGAATCAAAGCACAATCATTGCTACCCAACTCTATACCATAATCAGGATTAACATCAGGATTAACATCAGGATTAACATCAGACTTAACCTCAGACTTAACCTCAGACTTAACCTCAGACTTAACCTCAGACTTAA